TTCACAACAGAAACAGACAACACAGCAGGCAACGAAAGATATGCTTGGTATCACCCTGTAGGAAATTATGAGGAAGTACAAGCAGATGGAACAAGAGTTAATAGAATCAAAGGCTCTGACTATGAGATTGTAGCAAAAGATAAAAATGTTCTTATAAGAGGCGCATGTAATATTACTGTAATAGGTGATGCTAAAATGTTAGTTACAGGAAACAAATATGAGGAAGTAGAGGGAGATTATTTCTTAACTATATTTGGAGACAGAGTTACAAAAATTAATGGTAATGATGTTAAGTCTGTTATAACAGATGAAAATACAACTATAAAAGGCATGAGAACTGTTCGTGTGGCATTAGATGATAATGAAACAATTATAGGTTCCCAAACAGAATCTGTAGGTAAGTTTAAAACAGAAACAGTCGTAGGTAATGTAACAGAAACATTTAATGCTAATCATAATACTTTTGTTACAAAACAAAGTTATCTTAGAGCAGGTACAACATACGCACATCAAGCAGGTGGTATTATGACACTAGCCTCAGGAGGTAATCAAACTTTTGTAACATCAAAGAATCAAAAATTAGAAGTAGGACAGGCACAAGATATGGTAGTTGCACAAGCACAAACAATAACTGCCACAGGACATTCTACATTTAATAACAATGTAACAATAACAGGTACAACACATTCAGTTGGAGATGTATCAACAGATGAAGGTAATGCACCTACATTGGCGACACATAAACACAAATATAACCCAGGAGGTAACCCACCAACTGATGCCTCAGTACCAGACGCATAGGAGAAATAAATGAGTTGCGGATTAAGTAAAGCAATGATGGCAGCAGCAGAACAAGTAGATGCTTTGAATGAAGCAATCGATGCCTCTATAATGAATATACCAGGCATGGCTGAATTAGATAATTTAGCAGCAACTGCTCAGGAAGCAGCGCAAGGTGTAATGGATAAATTAAATGATGCTATACCTTCAATTAAAATACCTGATGTTCCTTTTGGGCAGTTAGGATTACAAGATCAAATGAAAGAGTTAGTAGCACTAGCAGCATTAGGGTACTTACAAGCTCCAAAAATAGCAGCTAAACTTGCTGAAATGAAAGCAAAATATGAAGGCACAGATGTTGATATAGACAACTTAGCACAACTATTAAGAAGTGGAGCATTAGATGTTGATGAGATTTGTAAGCTAGTTCCTAATGTAAACACAGATGGCATTAATGTAGAAGTAAAAGGAATACCTACAACTTTCCCTGATATAGATCCTGTAGCATTAGTAAGGAAAGGTAAACTGCCAGACTCACCTGTATTTGATAAAGATTTTATAGATCTAGATGTTAATGTTGTAAGTAGAAAACAAGCAGATGATTTTTTAGATATAGAACTGCCGTCTTTTAACTTCTAGCGTATAAATACTATTATGGCCATACAAAAACAGAAATTAGGAAGATTATATTCAGACTTTGATCTTGCTTTTAGTAAGAATGCTATAACAGGTGACATCAATAAAAAGCTAGATGTTAATGCTGTAAAACAGTCTATGAAAAATTTAATCTTGACTGATATAATGGAAAGGCCATTTCAACCAGACCTAGGCTCCCGATTAGGAGGTTTGTTATTTGAGAATGCAGACATATTTACTACTGATGCTATTAGAGTAACAATAGAAAATTTATTGGAAAATTATGAGAGAAGAGCAAAAATTAATAGCGTCGATGTAGAGCCTGATATCGATAGAAATAGTTATGAGGTTACAATCAACTTTTTTGTAATAGGGATAAATGAACCTCAAGAATTAGAAGTTAAACTAGAGAGATTACGATAATGGCACAATTAAATGTAACAGAACTAGACTTTGAAGATATAAAATTAAACTTAAAAAATTATCTAAAGTCTCAAACAGAATTTTCAGACTACAACTTTGAAGGCTCCGGCCTTGCTGTGTTGATAGATATGTTAGCATATAATACACATTACAATGGCATGTTAGCACACATGCTTGCTAACGAAAACTTTATAGATACAGCAATAAAAAGAGAATCAGTAGTATCTATTGCAAAGGCACTAGGATATACCCCGAGATCATATCTAGGATCAACAGCAACAGTAACGGTTACAGTTACACCTCCCACATCATTTACAGGAACAACATTAGAGTTAAGTAGGAATACAACATTCACAAGTTCTATAAATGGGGCGTCATATAACTTTTATCCATTAGAAAGTATAACAGCCTCAGCACAAGTTATAGATGGTGTAACAAAATTTGTCTTTACAGACTTACTATTAAAAGAAGGCACAAGAACATCTAATCAGTTTACAGTAGAAGCAGCCAATCCTCAAGGACCTTATATTATTCCTAATGAAAATATTGACGCTTCTACAATAAGAGCGAGAGTACAAACATCATTAGCAGACACATCTCTTACAACTTGGAACAAACATACAACATTATTAGATGTTAAAAATGATTCTAGAGCTTATTGGGTAGAAGAAGGTATTGATGGACTTACACAATTAAGATTTGGAGATGGTGTTATAGGACAAAAATTAGAAGTAGATAATGTAGTTATAATAGATTATATTGCAAGTTCAGGCACAACACCCAATGGAGCTAAAACATTTACAGCAGCAGGTACAATTTCATCAAGCGGAGAAACTGTTTCTGTTACAACATCAAGTCCAGCATCGGGCGGTAACATACAGGAAACAGTAGATGAGATTAGATTTAACGCACCAAGATTAAATGCTACAAGAGATAGAGCAGTTACAGAACAAGATTATAAATCATTAATATTACAAAGTAACTCTAACATACAATCTGTTGCAGTATGGGGCGGAGAGAAAAACGATCCTCCTATGTATGGTAAAGTGTTTATATCACTCAATCCAGTACCAGGCCAGATTATTACAGAACAAGATAAGGACAATATCAAAAACAGTATTATTGATCCTAAAACACCTGTAGCAATTATACCTGAATTTGTAGATCCAGAGTACACATATTTACAACTTGAAATTGATACAACATATGATCCTAAAGTTACAGCACTAACAAAAGGTGAAATAGAAACAGCGGTTAAATTACAAGTAGATAACTACTTCAATAATTATCTTAATAAGTTAAATAAAAGTTTTTATTACAGCAGATTGCATGACTTAATTAATGCACAAACACCTGCTATTATATCTACAAATATAAGATTAGGCTTACAAAAAAGAGAAAAGGCAACACTAAATAAAGATCATAATTATACAGTTAAGTTTAATCAGAAATTACAACCGAGAGAGTTGAGTAGCACATACTTTGATATTGAAGTATCAGGATCTACTCACAAGGTTACATTACAAGACACACCTGGAACAGATGTAGTTGCACCGTTATATAGTGGCACAGGCACAGTTCAGGCAGTAGGAACAGATGGTTTCCTACAAGCAAATGTAGGTACAATAGATTACGATTCAGGAACTGTTGATCTTCCTGCGTTAAGAATTAAAAAATTATACGGAACAGAGAAAAATTTAAGAATTAATGTTACACCTCATGATAGTATTAAAGACATTACTACACAAGCTCTTATTAGAACTTCTGATACAAGCACAGCAGCAGTCGTTGCTAAACCTTCTAGGAATACAGTTCTAATACAGGATGATAGTGTTTTGAATGCTACAATTAATACGTCTTCAGGTATAAAAATTACAGCGAATAAAGAAGTCGAAGAGATCTAATGGCAGATTATATTCCATCATTTTATAGATATGTATCATCTATAACAGTTACAGCCGGCGGTAGTGGGTACTTTAATGTTCCCACCATTACTATTTCTGGCGGTAATGGAACAGGCGCTACAGCAACAGCGACTGTAAGTGGTGGAGTAATTACAGGTTATACAGTTACAAATAAAGGCACAGGCTATACAAGTGCTCCTACAATTACAATAACACCTCATGCTAGTGATACAACAGCAACAGGAGCCTCAGCTACAGCAGTTTTAGATGCTGCACAAAGTAACTCAAGCCTTGAAGTAAGAAATACAAGTTACCAATTAAAAGAACAAGTACCTCAATTTTTAAGAACAGAGTATCCTACATTCGTTACATTCCTAGAAAAGTATTATGCTTTTATGGATTCAAACTATGCAGATCCTAATAACTATACATCTGATATTGATTATGCTAGCGAAACATTCCTAGATAAATGGAGAGGAGCATTAGTATCAGACTTTCCTAAACTATTAAAAGTAGATAAAAGTTTCTTTTATAAAAGAGCGAAAGACTTTTACGAAGCGAAAGGTTCTAAAAGATCTATAGAAGCTTGGTTTAGGGTATTGTTTGATGAAAATGTAGATGTAAACTATCCTTATCAATATGTATTGAAACCTTCTGATGGTGTTTATAATGTTGAGAGAGCCATAAAAATACAAGAAGCAGAACATGGCGGAGGTAGTTTAGAGCCTTTAGATTTAGATGGTAGAAATATTGATGTTCGATATAAAGAAACTACAGGTACAGTTACAGTTACAAAACACACCAACGCTCAAGTAAAAAGAGTAGAAAAGAATACATATCAAACAAATGGTTTGACATTACAAAGATTTGAGCTTATACTAGGTTTTGACGAAGAAGAAGTTGAAACAATTAATGGTCCTGGAGCAGGAGCAACATTTCAAGCCACAGTAAGTGGAGGTAAAGTAACAGGAATAAATGTACTCACAGGAGGCTCAGGATATATTGCAGCACCTCCTATACAAATTTTTGCTAATGGCGGAGACACTATTACAACAGCTGCCACAGCACACGCACTTGTTTCCGGTGGAGTAATAACAAGTGTCGTAATGGACGAACAAGGAGCAGGATATACAAATGTTCCTACAATAGAATTAAATTTAGAACCTATTAGATCTTATGTTGTAGATGATGGCGCAGGCAATACATTGTCTGATATATATGGTTATCTTGTTAGAGTATTAACAGGTGTAACATTTAAATCATATTCAGGCTCAGCATCTAACGCAGGATTTAAAGTAGGACAAATATACGCAATCAACGAAACAGGTGATGATGGTAAGGCATACGCAGTTACAGGTTATTTTGCAGAGGACTATACTTTTATAGGTGGTTCAAACGATGCCTTTATAAGAATAACAGCAGTAACATCAGCAGGCCTTCCATCAGCATTCGTTGTTGTTAATCCAGGTTCTACATTCTTAAAAGACACAGCAGATATTTTAATTACTTCTCCAACAGGAGAACAATGTACAGTTACATTAACAACTGGTTATCTATTCGAATACGAAGGTAAATATAAAAACGACCAGGGTAAATTATCAGATGTAAATGTTCTGGCAGACAACAAAAGATACCAACCATATTCGTATGTAATCAAATCGGGTATTGCACAGCCTACTTGGAACAGAGCTTTAAGAGATACAGTTCACCCTTCAGGTATGGAAGTGTTTGGAGATTTGATTGTTAAGAGTGAGATCAACTTTAACATAGACTTTAGCGTTGAATCTACAGGATACACATTCTATATATTTGACGCAGATGATGAAGCAGTTACCATTGAAACAGTGGTATTTAATCTAAGTCTTGCTAAAGCAGATACAGGAACTGCAACAGAAAATCACGCCATACATTTTGTCCCAGCAGACAAAACAGATTCAGCACTTGCAACAGATCAAGGATCAAGTCCTTATTGTGTGAGTGGTTATTGGAATGATGATTCTGATGGAGTCTCAGCAGACAATTATAATATAGGCGATGAACAATTTGTTATTGCAGTCTCTAAAGTATTTACAGAAGCACTTACAGCTTCTAGTAGTGTAGCAGAAGACGCCATAGATATTAGTTTTGTTAGAGCATTTAATGATAGTACATCTAATACAGATACTCAAGCAAAACACTTCTATAAAAACTTCTTGGAGAGCTTTACAAATGTTTACTGGACACCAGCAAATGGTACAGGAGCCTATACAAACGATCAAGCAGATACGGGTGAATACCAATATTATGTGGCAACAAGTTTAGGATCAGTAACGGCCACAGATTCTATAAATGTAGAAAGAATATTAAGTATCCCTGATCCTAGCGATACAATATCAGTAGCAGAAGTTGCTCAGATATCTATAACATTTACTAGAGCATTTAGTGATACAGGAAATCAAAACGATACTGCTGTTATAGCAATGAACTTAGTGTACGCAGATAGTACATCTAATACAGATTCCACAACATTAAGTGTATCTAAAGTGTTAGCTGATAGTAAAACAGCAACAGAGGCTAGTGTGCTTGCAGTAGCGATGGCAGAAACAGATTCTGCAACTGTAAGTGATACAGACATATTCGCATTAAATAAACCAGTTTCCGAAACAATAACCAATTCGGAAGCGATAAACAGTATAAATACAAGTAAAGGAATAACTGAAACGCCAAGCGCGGCAGAATCCTTAGTAAATGCACTAAGTAAACCAGCAGTAGCTGATAGTGCAAGTGCTACAGACACAGGTATAGGGTCCATGCAAGACTATGTAGATCCAACATACTTGTCAGAGGACTATGTAGGTACCGGTTGGAACTTTACATAACGATAAACATATTAGGAGAATAAAATGTTTAAAAATGATAACTCAAAAGCTACAGG